CTGGAATTGATTCTCCTCTGATATCTGATAGTTGTACTTTATTTGGATATAGTTTATCTATAAAGTTATGTTTTGATGCATACGCCACTAAATCTAGTATGTGTCCGAATTCTAACTCTCTATCTCCTTCTTTATAAAAGTTTTTAAGAAATCTCTCTTCAGACCAGAGTTCTGATGTCAACCATTCGTGCAAATAGATATCACATTCTGGTAATTCTGTTTCTAGTAAATCACTATGAATATACTCTACTGTATCTCCTAATATCTCTTTCATTCTATCAATCATTTCAGGTCGTCTCTCTAAGGCATATACTTTCTTTGCACCATACTTGACTGCAAGATAACATAGTACACCTGAACCAGCACCTAAATCTATGACTGTTTTATCTTTGACATTCTCTGATATCCAACTCTCGTATGATGTATTCCTTTGAGAGTCGGTGAAGCAATATGCAGTTTTAAAGAACCGCATCTCTTTTGGCATTTCAGGCATAATCTATTTGTTTTTCTTTAAGAACTTCTGCAATTCCGCAGTTGACCCAACATACAAATGATTGTGTTGAGTATTCACTTTCTCGTTCTCATCTTCAAGTTTTTTTAGTTTCTGTTGAACATCGATGAGTTTCTCTGCAGTCTCACCAACTGTTTTAATTAATTGACCTGCAACCTCATACGCACGAGGATTCTCAGTCTCTTTACAAACATCTAAGATTCCTTCGATTGCATCTTGTCCTCTTTCGACAAGACCATATAAGTTTTCTCTGGTATATTTGTAATCAGTCTCAATATTTTGAGACCTTTCTCTAGGAATTACCACTGCAGTGGTTTCTTTTTTGATTGAAGATTGAATGTCTAAGACATCATCTAATTTTTTATCTATATCTTTTGGCATAATTAAGCATCACTTGTGAGGTCTTCTGAATATGTAGTAGAACCTCCGTCATCATAAAAATTCACTGTTTCTGCAACTACGAATGTATCACCTGGGTCTACTGAACCAACGAATAACAACTTCGTGTTTGCATCAATAGTAATTGCATTGTTCAATACTATTGATAATTTATTACTTGCAATCGATGATATAGTAGGATTCGTTGTTAAGTTTGTACCAAATACTTCATCGTTTACACCTATCTTACTATTTATGGCACTTGCAAAGGTGACTGTGGTTGAACTAGATACTGCATTTGCAATCTCATCAAAAGCAGGTTCATAGTGTTTGACTTCTTTAACAAGACCAGAACTATTGATAGATGTCGATGTAAATCCTTTATCGTCATTAATGTAATCTCTTTCAATAACATTCTTAATAATCTTACCAGTATAAACAGGTCCGAAGAAGTACAGTTTCATATCAAAGTCTAATGAATACTCAATGTATCTTCTTTCTTCAAATCCACTCTCATAGTTATCTTCAAATGCAACCGTTTTAAGTGTGATTGGTACATCTCTGTAATCAGTCATAGAGTCAATCATTTTCATTGTGACTGTATACTCTGGTTGAAAATAAGGTATGATTTGTTCTACTATTTGTAGTGCATCGTTCATGTTCTTAGTCATGATACTGAGTTTAAAACTTAATGTATATGGTGCAGGATTGTATTGAAATCCTCTTTTAACACCATCTGACTCTAAGGTACTTTTCTGACTTCTGATTAATTTGTTTTGTTGCCTTGTTGCATCATATTCTATACCAGATAATTCGAACGCCATTCTAGGAAATGTCATACCTGTAATATTGCCATCTCTTTCTTTTGGGTCTACAGTGATTCTTTCTAACCACTTCTGTTTAGGACCATATGATATAGGAACAATTTGTTGACCTACAACAGTTCCGTCTGCTTTAATTTTTTTAAGTGTTATGTTATTGAACAGTGTTCCAAAAATAGACACACTTCTTTTGATTGTTTCATTATAAAAATAGGTACCAAACATTATGTGACCTCACCGAATGGGTTTGTTTCTGAGAAGTCTAAGTATCCATCTGCCTTGGTTTCAATGTCTGCGTTATCAGCACCAGTACCATCATTCATAGTTAGAATATCTCTAATACTTGCAACTGTATAAGATGCATTGTTAACTACACCAGTTATCGTATCACCAACCTGAATCGTTGTGGTGACATCTTTAACTGTAAGTAGATGTGTAGATGCTTTCCAAGAGGTGACCTCTCCAATCGTTGTACTTCCAATCTGAATTGCTTCATTCGCAGCGTAATCACCTGAACCACTTGAATCTAGTGTTAATTGAATTGTATATGCTTGTTGGTCTTCAACAATATCAATTGCATCAATATTTGTATCGAAGTCTTCTCCTGAGTATTCGAACAATGTGCATTTGAGTTTAAAGACAAATAGTTTACCTATCTGATAGAAAGGATTTTGGTCTTCAACATATCTGATTTCAAACATAGAACCTGACATAGGAAAGTATACTAAATCTCCTTCGTTGGGTCTAAGTGATGTGACTAAATTTGAATCTAATGAGATAAATCTTTCCCATGTACGAAGGGCAAGAGTAAATGTACATTCTTCTTGTGTTTGAATACCAAACTTGGAGAACAAATCTTCTCCTTCAAAACCTTCAACATTATCTAAATACATTTCTACAGAATATGCATCACCAAAAGATGATTGTACATCTTCTCCTAGAATAGTATCTTCTTCGACTATTTCTCTAGGCAGATAGTATGTTTCATGACCATAGAATCTAAGTGACTCAACAACTAAATCCTCATATAGATGTTGTTCAGTATTAACTGCATGGTTAAAAAATACATTTGTTGGCATAATATTATCCCATTAAGTCAATTGGCATCATATCAAAATTCAACCTTGACTCTTCTTCTAATCGTGTAATCTCTTCTTGTGCTTCAGTCTTCATCTGAGTTGCATCTAATGTCACACCACCTGGTAATGCAACACCTGAGAACTTAGATAAGTTTTCTCCCCATTGATACTTGACTAATGCAGTTGCATATTTTTTCAACCACATATCATTATAGATATCAGTCATGTCTGTAGGGTCTATTTTTCTATAACATTCTACGATTATGAACTCATCTGCACTTATATTTGAAGTGTCCATATCTAAGTATAGTCTGTTTTGATGTGTATTATATCTTATTGGTGTTTGTCCAACCAGTAAATCATCTAACATACTGATATGTTGTTGAACCATTGAATAGTTTAGAATGTTTGTTGATGTTAAATCATAGATATCATTAAGTCTCATTTGATATCTAAGGTCAAACATATTCATATTATGTTTATCATTGAATGGAAATATGTTCATTACGGCAAGAACAAACTCTGGAAGAACGATATAATTCTGTTGTTCTTTAAATGCGGTGTTTGAGTAGTCGTGTGTTCCTGCTGGATTCGATGTTATACTCGTATTAGTCTTCATCTGAGTTAGATTAGAAGATGTAAGTTGGTGTTTCAGATATGTTTTGATAGAACCATCGTAATGATACTCCTGAAAGTATTGCATCGCTTCATCTATTCTATCATCAAACTGGTCGTCATCGACATTGATTTCTAAAACAGGCGCACCGAGTCTTCTTTTTATGTATTCTTTGAAGGTTGCTTTGCTATTTGGTTTTGCCATAGTAATATTCCATTTTAAGGTCTATTACTATTTATACAGATTCTATTCTTGGAAATAGGTTTTACTCTGAAGTCTGTCTATCTTCTCATCAATTCTTTGAAGTTGTCTAGCAAGTCTTTCCATATCTTGTTCAATCTCTTGCCTGGTTACATAATCTCTTGCCACTTCTTCTCTTGTTTTGTTGACTAGTATATCAAGTCGTTTCTGTTCTGAAAGAACTGACCTTACAAGAAACCCTAACGGTGCTAATACTACCGTTATGAGTATATTCCAAATTACATGTGCGTCGATTATTAATTCCATACACTTATTTATGGAATATCATTCTTCTCCAGTCGAAACTTGAAGAAGTTTTCCATCTAAAGTTATATCAAATAGAGTTTCATCCCAACGAAATCCTTCAACATGTTCTATTTTATTATCACCTTTGAATTTATAACCCATATTAAATGATATACTATATCTATCTCTGTCTGTAGTGTTTGGTTCTACCATGTGAGTTAAACCACTAGGAAAGATATACAACATTCCTGTCTTAGGTTGAAAGTGTTCGTTGTCATTGAATCTAGGAGAATTAGGAAAATCACCCATAACTCTTGATGTATCTGACATAGCAATAAAATCACCT